CGCCCACGTGCGTGTGATCTGCAATTTTTTACTATGCAACCATGCAACCATCTGTACCGCATCTGCAATCTGTCTTGCATACCCCCGAAAACCCCCTGTTCCAGCCTACAATATGAACTGTGCACAATGCAAACTGTTTCACGAGCTCTGCAACCCGTTTGCATACCCTGCAAATCAGATTCCCAGCTCCATCTCGGATCATAAACCGTGCCAAGCATTCGATCATTGCAACGCTGAACCGTTGGGTATAGGCTGGACCTGGCAACAACCCCAGGAGCAAATATGAACCCCGAAACCAACGCGCAGGTCATCGAGCTGCGCCAATCCAAGTACGGACCGAGACGGAGCCGAAAGGAGGCCAAGTGTCTCCCAGCTCATCATATCGACGACCGCCCAGAGTCAGAGAATTTGGCTGAGAGGTTGGTCAAGTTGAAGGAGAAGAGGCAGCGCCTCAACGAAGAGATCAAACACCTCGAGCAGCAGCTCAGGGACTCTGCCTTTGAGTTAAAGGTGGCGCAGGGTAAAAAAGGGAAACGGGTCAGCCGGGTCAACATACCCTGTAATGACCTTCCTGGTCAGCCCGTTGTTCAAATTCAAACGAAGAACCAGTTTCGTCAGGTTGACGTGACCGACTATCCGAACCTATTTCAGGATATTGGACCTGTGGCCTATGAGGCCTATATCAAGGAGAAATGGATAGCCAAAACTCTGCCAGGTTTCACCGAGGGCGATTTTCTGGACAGCATTATCTTGGGGGTCTCTCGCCTGCTGGGAGACGATGAAAAGGCTCAGGACGTCGGATGGTGGGTCTGGAATAAAATCACGTCAACGTGGCTGACCTTTGATGTCAAGCTGGCGGTCATTAGCAAGGACTTTGATTTCAAGCTGGGAGGGATTCGCGAGAAGATGGCAGAGTCGGAGATTGAGGGAATGAATCAGTTCATCAAACACGCCATGTACAAAGCCGCTGTGGTGACTAAATGAGCCTCTTTCCTCCTAAGCCTGAGAGAATAACAGAAGGGAGGAGCGTACACCTTGAGGTCATCGCTTCGCCTCTCTGGGTAGCGGAGCCCAAACTCGATGGGTATCGCTGTATCTATCGGGACGGCCAACTGTTCACTAGACACAATAAGAAGATGCCTGGCAACTCTGAATCTGTCCTGTCGGCTCTGGCTGCTATTCCTGAGGGTATCGTTTTGGATGGCGAAATGATGGACCCCCATGGCCGCCAGGTGCTCCACATCTTTGATATACCAACAGTCTCTGGAACCCTGGCAGAGCGGAGGAAGGTGCTCGAGGAGCTGACGTTCTGCTATCCTGTTGAGTTGGTTCCTCGAATCGATAAGGCCTCTGCATTGAGACAGGCTTTGCTCCGAGGCTGGGAAGGTGTTGTCTTTAAACGGATCGATTCTTTTTATCACTGGCGGACTTCTTCTCGATATTCAGAGATTGCAGAATGGAAGAAAATCAGACTCTAACCCTGCACAGTTTGCATACCTGATTCCTCTCTGATACTCTGGGCATACCCTGGAGTCAGTATGAGCAATGAAAGTGCAGCAGTATACCTGCCACCGTCAGACCTGAACCCGTGGGAGGGTAACCCTCGAGTCAATGACCACGTCGTTGACAAGGTGGCTCTCTCGATCGAGCGGTTCAACTTTGGTGCGCCCATTCTAGCCAGAAAAGATGACATGATGGTCATTGCTGGCCATACCAGATTGAAGGCAGCTCTGAAATTAGGCCTTGAGCGCGTTCCAGTCCGACTTCTGGACCTGACTATACCAGAGGCCAAAGCTCTCGCGCTGGCTGATAATAAGCTCTCGGAACTAGCGAGTTGGTCAGACTCCGTTGATGAAGTGCTTCGCTCGATCGAAGATGAGGTCGATATTTCTGCTCTCGGATGGTCTCAAAAAGAGCTGGATGAAATCATAGCCAGCAATGAACCGCTAATTGAGGATGACTCAGAGATTGAGCTTCCAGAAGACGCTGTCAGTGTTCCAGGTCAGGTTTATCAATTGGGGAGGCATACGCTCTATTGCGGAGATTCGACAGATGAGAAAATCTGGGAGGCGATGGGCAGGGTTGACGCTGTAATCACTGACCCTCCCTACGGGCTCGGCAATACAACCAGCTCCAAGAATAACTATTCAACTTACGAAGACTCTGCTGACAATCTTGAGGAGACTATCTCAGGGTTTTTACCGTTGTCCCTTGATTACTCTTCTCGAGTAATTATCACGCCTGGGGTTGGAAATATACACAAATATCCAGAGCCGAAATGGACGCTTGCGTGGTTTACTCCAGCAGGTGCGGGGAGCGGTCCATGGGGCTTCTGTTGTTGGCAACCTGTTCTGTGCTATGGAAAAGACCCCAAATTGACGAATGGATTAGGTCGCAATCCTGACGCGATCGTCCACACCGAATCAAGCGAGAAATTGGGTCATCCATGCTCGAAACCGATCAATTTCTGGAGTTGGCTAATCGAGAGAACAACGCTTGAAGACGAGAGCATAGCAGACCCTTTCGGAGGAAGCGGAACATCAATAATAGCTTCAGAGATGACAGGTCGGACCTGTTCAATGATTGAGCTAGATCCTAGATACTGCGACCTAATACGGAGGCGCTGGACGCGGTTTGCTATCAAGAACAACCTTGGTGCTGGAAAAGGGGCGTTGAATGACTGAAAATGCAGCGGAATATTTAGACCCTAAAAGCCTCAACCCATGGGAGGGTAACCCTCGAGTCAATGATCATGTTGTTGATAAGGTCGTGCGATCTATCCAGCGGTTCAACTTTGGCGCGCCCATTCTAGCGAGGCGAGAAGACATGATGGTCATTGCTGGCCATACCCGTCTCAAAGCAGCTCTGAAATTAGGCCTTGAGCAGGTTCCAGTCCGTCTCCTGGACTTGACCATATCAGAAGCTAAGGCGCTTGCTCTGGCGGACAATAAACTTTCTGAAGAGGCTCAATGGTCGGCAGCCGTTGACGATGTCCTCCGAGACCTGGACATGGAGGATATTAGCCTGGAGGGTCTGGGCTGGTCTGATGACGAGCTGGCTCAAATCCTGGAAGAGAACGAGGCACCTGATACTAGCTTCGAGGAGTCAGATGTTGACTATGACCAACTCCCTGAAGAGGTCGAGGCCATCACAGCGCCTGGAGAGGTTGTCAAGCTTGGCAATCACACCTTGTATTGCGGAGACTGTATCGAAGTGATGAAAGGCCTTGAGGATAACTCTGTTGACTCCATAGTAACAGACCCTCCTTATGGAATCGGCTTCATGTCAGGTTCGATTGATTGGGACTGTGAGGTGCCAGGTGATGAGTTTGCTGCTCAGGCCTTCAGGGTTCTGAAACCTGGCGGTCATCTGATAGCTTTCGCGGCTTGTCGGACTGTCCATCGTTTGATGGTCAACGTTGAGGATGCCGGGTTTGAGATTCGTGATTTGATAAGCTGGCTGCAATGGCAAGGTTTCCCGAAGTCGCTAGATGTATCAAAGGCGATTGATAATGCGGCTGGTGTTAATCAGATAAAAACCGAGACCATATCAAGCAAAACCGGAGCCAGAAAATCGAAGGGAGTCGAGAAGTACGGCAACGGTCAAGGGATACCGGAGTCCGTCAATTATAAAACGATTGCAACAACCCCAGAAGCAAAACGCTGGTCAGGCTGGGGAACAGCTCTCAAACCAGCTCAAGAGCCAGCCGTATTAGCCAGGAAACCGCTTGAGGGTACAGTCGCGGAGAACGTCTTGAAGTGGGGAACTGGTGGATTGAATATCGATGCTTGTCGGATTCCTTATGGGGATATTAGTTGGCCTGGGGAGGTGTTGGATTATGAAGAAAACCGAACGGGCGATATCGCAGCACCAGGACGAGCCCAGTTAGCGCGCGGAAAATATCGACCAGCCGCAAATACCATCGGCCGCTGGCCAGCCAATATCTACCACTGCCCCAAACCTAGCAGGTCAGAACGCGAGAAGGGATGCGAGGAGTTACCGACTAAGACAGGTGCTGAGGCTGTAAACAGAAAGGCAGGCTCAAAGGGTATGGATAATCCCAGAGCTGGAGCAGGGCGAACGGCTGAAGAAGTCAAGAATATCCATCCAACGGTCAAGCCAACCAACTTGATGCGATGGCTTGTCAGACTTGTGACGCCTAAAGACGGGATAATACTTGAGCCGTTCTGTGGTTCTGGGACAACCCTGCTAGCCGCAGAGCTTGAGGGATTCAATTGTACGGCCATCGAGAGAGAGCCGAAATATTGCGATATTATCAGGGCTAGATTCGGAGGGATGAATGGCTAAAGCAGGACGCAAGCCGGGTTGTACTCCCGAGAGAATCCAGAAGATAAGCGATGGACTCAAGCTTGGAATGACCAAGAAGCTAGCAGCCCAATATTCAGGGATAGCTGTTGGAACTTACTGGAAGTGGATGCGGACGAAAGGCGAGCGATATGATGCATTAAGGCAGGCAGTTCAAGAAGCTGAAGCCGCTGGAGCCGCTGCACTATTGGCCAAAATACACAAAGCCGCCAATGATGGCACCTGGTCAGCGGCTGCCTGGATGCTTGAACGGGTCTATCACTACAACAAAAACCGACCGATCGAGATGGCGCCAGCAGTTCAGAAAGTAAAAAAGGTGGAGGAAGACCGTGAGGCCTATCTCACCAGAAAGCTCGAGGAGGCAGAGGATGCAGTTGCCACAGCTACCACAGATGGAAGCTGGCAAGCTGCTATCAATGGCCAGCGGTTAGCTATCCAGATTCGGGAACAGCTCGATGCAGTCAAGTCAGCTCCCAGCGAGATTGACCCGTGGGACGATGACCAGCTCGTTGAGATGGTTCTCAACTTGCCAGACAACGTCTTTACTCATCCAAAGCTAATTGAGAAGCTAAAAGCCAATGGATAGAGCGACCCGTCAAGCTATCCAGAACCTCAAACAGGTTTCTGATATGCAGCTCGTGAGCTTCAAGCCATCACCGGCAATGGAGACGTTTGTTGCTGATGATAGGAGACGGCTAATTCTCCGAGCTGCTAACCGGGTTGGCAAGACTAGACATGCGGCCTATAAGCTAGCCAGAGAAATGGTTTTGAGGCCTGGCTTGAGGTGTCGAGCTGTTGGACCTAACAGGCAACAAACGTCTCAGGTGCTGGGTCGTTATCTGGCTGACTTTCTGGAGCCGTATCTATCAGAACAAAGCTACTATAAGCTGGGGAGCGGCTGGAATCAGAACACTATCGTTCTGGTCAATGGCTCAATCTGCCAGCTCAAAAGCTATGAAGATAGGCCAGACACTCACGCTGGAGACTCGCTTGATTTGGTGATTCTCGATGAGCCGCCTCCTCAAAGCATCTTCAGCGAGAACCTGGCCAGGACGATGGACACTAACGGCCAGTGTATCCTAACGCTGACTCCGGTTGGAAGGCCTGTAACGTGGCTCAAGGATATGGTTGAGAAAGAGTCGTCACCATGGACTCAGTATGTCGCGGCATTCAATCAAGAAAACTGTCCATGGTATTCAGAAGAGCAGGTTTTAGACTGGTTAGATACCATGCAAGCTTCGCCCTGGGATTATCAGCAACGGGCTCTCGGCGCCTGGGAGGGAATCACTATTGATCGGCTATTCGCTGCCTTTAGTGAGCAAAGAGTCTCTGCTGATATGCCTCCCGAGATACTATCAAGGGGAGATCTCTCCGTGGGAATCGGGATTGACCACGGAGAGGTCTCAGGGCATCAGATAGCCATCCTGGCTCTGTATACCGACTCCGGCCGGGTCTGGGTCATCGATGAAGTTGTGGGAGGCGATACGGCTCCAGAGGAAGACGCAACGATGATTCTGGACATGTTACACCGCAACGGGATAGCGCCTCGCGATGTGGACCTGGCCGTGGCTGATACGAACTCAGCCGGGAAGGGATGGGCTAGTTACAAAGTCAGCGAATTGATTGAGAAGGCTATGGCTCAACACCTCAATCAGGCGCGAACTCCCTTCAGACTGGTCAGGCCATATAAAGCAGCAGGCTCCGTCAATTGGGGACTTAGAATCATCAATTACGCGTTGCGACGTGGAGAGCTGTCTATACATCCAAGGTGTAAACGTGTTATTGAATGCCTGACTCATTGGAAGGGTACGAAGAAGGGCGAAGATGCGGAGTTTTCTCATGCTGCCGATGCTCTGCGCTACCTTTTGATGAAGATTCTTCAGAATACCCCGACATATCATAAATTGAGGTGGGAATAATGCTCAACTATCCATCAGCTCCTGATACTGATACAAATGTCCGCTGGCAAGAGTCGAGGCTCCGTCGTCGACTTCTCGAGGGTACCTGGCTAGAAGACCTGCAAAGGAAAATGGCTGAAGAGATAGACGCCTCCCGAGCTGCTGTCTGGAGGACACCGGACCTCACGAAGAACATTCTGAGGTCTATCGTTAACCAACTCTCAATCTTATACGACAGGGCGCCCATCGTTACCCATTCAGAGCCAGATGCCGCTGAGACTATGAGGCAGCTCGTTAACGGAGCCGGACTCTGGCAACTTGACGCAAACAACCAGAGGCTCTGTATTGCTCAACGAGAATCAGCGATCCGGGTTGACTTTGTAGGAGACCCCGGACGCTTGCTGTATCGAGTCATCCCGGCTGATTTGCTGTGGGCCAAAGCTGACCCAGATTCACCTGATGAGCCTGTCACTATCTGGGAATACCGCCAGAGAATCGACCCTGATGGAGAGTTAATCTGGACACGGGATATGATGTCGATTGACGGCGATCCCTATTACGTCGTTCAGGATGAAGATGGCAACGACCTGACAGAATACTATCTAGGCGGAGACTTCAGCGGTGAGAATTATCCATATCGCCTCGAGGACGGTACACCTATTTTGCCTTATGCCTTCTACCATGCAAGGCGAACAGGACGCCTCTGGAACGCCTGGGAAGGATCGGAGCTGGTTGCTGGAACCCTCAAGACTGCTGTGAATTGGACGTTCTTTGGCCATGTTCTTCGAGACTGCTCATGGCCTCAACGATACTTCATCAATTGTGAGGTGTTAGGCCTGCGAGGTGACCAGGTTTCTGGAGAAGCACGAATCACCACAGACCCAGCTAGCGTTTTGAACCTCGGACCTCGAGACCCAGGGACCACGGCAACGGCTGGACAATTCAAGCCTGGAGGAGACCCAGAGGTAATAGGCCGATCGATCCGTGATTATTCGGCAGATATGGCGGCTGATTTCGACATAACGCCTGCTGATATTCAGCGGAGCTCTGGTGATGCCCGGTCTGGTTATGCCATCTATTTGACCAGGGAAGGCCAGAGGCAGGCTCAGAGGCGCTTTGAACCGCAATTCAGACGAGGTGATGACGCTTTATTAACGGCAACGGCTGTGCTGATGAATCGGCTTGCAGGTGCTTCACTCCCTGAGACTGGATGGGGATTGACGTACACGGGCCTCCCGTTATCGATTGAGGAGCGCAAAACCTTGATTGAGGATTATGAAAAGAGGGTTGAGTTGGGTATCATGTCGAAAGTCCAGCTCTTATCAGCCCTGGACGGCATCACAGAAGATCAAGCAGCCAAAAGATTAACTGAGATGAACATTGAGACCACGGTCCAGGCCCTCAACGGTTCGCAGGTTGAGAGTATGGTCACCGTCGCTGAAAAGGTAGCTATGGGAGTTTTGACGCCTGCTGCTGCTCTCGAGATAGTCATTGTATCTTTTGGAATATCCCGCGAACAAGCTGAGGCGATTATCGGCAATATTGCAGAAAACAGCATTGAAAAGGAGCAACCATGAGCGAAGAAGATAATAGCAGCGAAACATCAGAGGAAATGATCCCGAAATCGGTACTCCTCAAGCGTATCAATTCGAAGAATAGCCACATTGAAAAGATCGAGGCTGAGAAGGCCGCACTGGCTGACCAGTTGACAGCAGCTTCAGCCTGGGAGTCAAGGGCAGAATCAGCGGAAACTCTCCGCGAACAGTATGAGAAGCTGACGTCAGAGTTTGAGGGCTTCAAACAAGAGACCGGTATTCAACACACGTTGTATCAGGCTGGCATACTGGACAACGAAGATCAAGACCTAGTGAAATACCGGTATTCAAAGCTTAAAGAGGATAACCGGCCAGCTCTCGGAGAATGGCTAACAACTGGAGCCCGAGAAGACCGCTACCTGTCCAGCCTCTTCAACCAGCCAGAGCAAACGTCACAACAGCCAGCGGTGAATCGTCCGAATGGAAATAACGGAGCTGCTCAACCACCACAGGCAGGCTCCGCGTTGAGT